TGTCTGTATTTGTTGGATCGTTAGCGATAAGCGGATTCGGGCTGGTTCCCGTGGCCGTGACAAATCGGGTTATTTCAAGCGGCACGGTTCCGTTTCCAGCTTGAATAAGCGCATGGAGTTCTTGGCCTTCATCTGTAAGCGCCATATTAATATCATTTGCTTGGATATCAAGGGCTTGAATATTACTCAACTTGTATTTCCTCCCTTACAATTTCGTTCACTGTAGCGGCACCGTAATTCGTGGCTTCCGTATGGATAGGTATATCTTCCAGCGTGTATTCCCGTGTCCAACTAACCAGCGCAGATGCGCTATAATCGGTAAAATCTGTGGGCAGCGGCTCTTCATCGCAGATTATATATTCTCTCAGCCATAGGGATTTTGTTACCGCGCTATAAGTTGTGACGTCCCGCTCTTCCGGCACGATAAAAATTAGGGCCACCCCTGCGGCCTTAATCATTCTGGCGATGTTCAACACGCTGAAATCCACACCGACCGGAGCACCCGGAAGAGTAAAAAATATAGTTGCGGGATGTGCGGGATCCTCTGAGTAGTAGAGTGGCGTATACGGCCAAAACATCTTTAACGAACGGTATATTTCGGGGTAGGTCGCAGTTGATGTGTTGAGCGCAATCTTCCATGCCAAATAAAGTCTGTAAGTGGCGTCATCCATCGGGACGTTCTGGCCGGCCAGCTGTGAAAGGATAAGAGCCTGCATCCTGGACAAGACGGCGATATCTCCAACGCCGTCCAGCTGCACGCCCTCTGCGTCTTGCAACCACCGCAGGGTACGAAGTTCACAAAAAAACTTATGCACATCGTTTAATTGGCGGGCAAGAGCCTTTTGCATGACTTGGATATTCGGCTGACCCCTGAACTGTTCAATCAGATCATCATATAGCCTTTGCAAATAATCATGATCAATAGAGTTAATATCCACCTAGCAGCACCTCGATCCTGGTGTCTTCTGAGATCGCTCTTTGCCGCGCTGTGATTGGTACTGCGCCTATATTGTATTGATCCGGCTGCTGGCCGGAGTCTATTGATGCAAATGTCCTGGTTTCGATAAAGGCGATCCCGGGCACATTAGCATATATTCTCCCCTCGATAAGCCTTTGGGGGACAATGGATGCGCCCGGGGGTACGGTTCTCATAGCGTCAAGAATAATGGCTTTGATAGCTTCAACGTAATTGGGCGGCAGTATTTCCACTGGATTTAAAGTCAGCGTAAGTCTAAACCAAACATAGACGTACTGAGGCCGATTAAAGCGCTCTATGATCGGCTCTCCCTCTAACCCCGGAATTGTGACCTCAATACTCCCAAAAGATTGGATACCGCCTGCTTTTTTAATATTTATCTGGGTTGCTATCTCACGGTCAGATCCTCCGTCTACTACCGCCTCGACACTATGCGGTTCCCTGCCGTCGGCATCGACTACATTCGTGTCGTTTTGATAGACAACAACGCTGTTTATGCCTTGAACGTTTTGCAGTATGGCGCTCTTGATACTTTCTACCATACGGCTCGAACGCAGAAAGATTTTATCAATATAGGACTGTCTAAGACCAACATCATCCTCGCGTAGTCTGCCCGCGATGTGTGGAATTTGATTGACTACATTAAGCAGACCGGGTACGGCTGTCACAATTTGGTTGATCACTCCATTGGGCAAAGCTATTTCACCGTCCGTAAGGCTTGCGAAATCAACAATGCCGGTGACGCTCTGGGTAGTTAAGTTAGAGCTTAGCGCCATATTGTGTTGCCTTTGCAAATTATTTGATCTAATTATTAGCCGGTTGTCTTCTGTTACCGTAACTTCAAAGGCCGGCACAAGCCCGCTTCCATCGTCCGCGGATGATTGCGGCATCTCGTCTATAATAATCTGAGCCAGCCCATTTAGAATAGCCTGTTCATCATTACCGGGGATGCTTGTGTAGGAGTATAAATCTCCGTTAAGAGCAACGGTGTATGCGCTGTCTGCTTGGAGCGCAGCAATACGGATCCTTGTACTATTAAACGCGGTCCTCGTTACAGTGACCGCTGCGCTTGCCGAGAACTCAATTGTAGGGTTCGTGCTGGTTCTTATACGCGTACCCCTGGGGATAGTTGTACCGTCAACGCATTCGCAGAATATAGGGTAAAAAGTAGGCCGGGCTTCTTCCCTGCTTATGCCGCCGTACTGGACAGCGTTGTCAAGGTCTGCTGTCTCCGCGCTGTATGGGTACATAGCATGATATATCTGCAAGCCAAACTCCCACAATTCAGCTATCTTGTCACCGTAAGCCGTAGTTTGCACATTGAAATACGACTGAGAGTTAAGACGTGTGTTTACGCCCCATCCCTCTGAAATATCGTCGTGCAGCTCATCAAGTATTACATCAAGGCGCTTGATTCTGGGGCCTTGCGGTGTTAATCCGTAGTCGGCCATGGAACCATCACCTCCTCTCGGTAGGTCTCCTCAGAAGTCACAAAAATAAACCTTATAACCAGCAGCCGTGTCTGCTTGTTGAGGTCAATGGATAAATTTCTTACCTCGATCACATCATCCACGCTTTTGACTTGCTCTCTGACAATGCTGCGGATGAGCATAATGTTCGGGTTTTTTATAAAAAATTCTTCAAAGTAAGGTACGCCAAATTCGGGGCCAAGCCGCCATTCACTAAAAAACCATAAAAGCCGGATTCTCACCGCCTGGCGGACGCTTTCCGTAAGAGTAATATCACCAAATTCGGTTATATTCAAATCTCCATATGGGGTTAATAAAATATCTGTCAAAAGGCGCCCTCCTAACTGTGGCCTCCGATCGAATCAGTGTGCGCGCCGCCGGTAGTCATATTGCCGGTGTTGCTTATGTTCCCGTCGACGGTGAGGTCGCCGTTGATTGCGACTTTGCCTGTCAAGGTAATGTCGTCACAGGTCAAGTTTGCACTCGGAGCCTCAACATCCACGATAGATGCAGACTCAACATGTACTCGGTCTGTAGATTTCAGATGCACTTTGTCTTCGTAAATCTCAACAAAGGTCTCTTCTCTTTGTAAGATGATCGATTTATTATCACAAGCTCTCTGGACAAGCGGGTTGGGTTTAGAAAATAAACCCACAAGCACCATGGCGTTTGTGAGGTCAAACCGCAGATCTGTTTCTGATTCAGCGCGAGTACGCCATGTGTCAAGCGCTTGCTCCGCGAAAAATATCAAGCACTCGTCCCCACCCTCAACAGGATAGACGACAGAGGCTTTTTGCCCCAAGCCTTGCATAAAATACACCGGCGCGCTTGATATCTCTGGAAAATCAATCTTTTCACCATTTGGCTTAGTATACTTGGCATAGGGTTTTACGGCGGCTTCGCATTTGACCGGATCAAAGGAAACGATTTCGCCTGGTATAGCTGTATGTACGCAATCGCGCAAAGTATCTTGCATATAGTTCTTTAATTCCTGCGAGAATTCTTGCAGCATAGGCGCACCCCTTTATGTTTCCATGAGCCTGGCCGTACACAACCAATCGCCCTCGATATTGTCACCCGTTAGATTGACAGACTTAACGCGAAACTGTCCAGTGACAACCTCGCTTTCAAGGCGAAGGTAATCACCTATCCCAATTGCGCCATTGAGAAAATACAACACTTCCCAGCCGGTTTGCATACCCTCTTCGGTGCCATCTTCGCCGTAAGTAACTTTTTTGGGGATCCCGATCAGACCAGTATCCGCCGATAATAAATAAGCCTCCCGTGTCATGGTGTCGCGGCTCATGTGGATCTGTAAAATACCGTTCTGGATCTGCCATTGCAGGCCGCTTGATGCACACGCCTTGTCAAGGGCAATACGAGCAGGGCCGATGAACGAAAGCCCATTTGGGAAATCGTGAAACTCTGCGTTGTACGAAAACGTCACAGCAATGCCCATTTGGCCCGCAGCGTCTTTAATAATATCTTTTCCGTTTACCACACCAGAATAAGACAGTGCAACGTAGGCGTCGCGCAATTCCACGCGCCCATCCGCGATCTCCATAACCGTTTCTCTGTCGGCCGAATCCATTACAGTGTGTATGTAAGTTACCGTGCCTTTTAGGATCAGTGGCATATTGGTGCCGTATCCAGCTTTAAGTTTGATGAAACAATCTTCTTCATTCAGAGTGGCAATGCTTTCAGGACTAAGGTTCCAAAGCGAAATTTTAGCTGTGTTCGGCGCTTCTGTG